AACATATGTTCCTCTCAAAACTAATCGCAGGACACTTCTCCCGAGGAAGGATTGTGCCATCACACGAAAAGCGGGTTCAGTTTAAGCCAGACCGCAGGCTGAATTTTACCTCGACAGGAGGACGGAAAATCTCCGCACGATGCTTTTAACCTCAACTTGAGGAAGGGTTTAATGGCCCCTCAAGCCGTATTGCTTAGATAACAGCAGCAATACTATCTGCATACACTGACATTCGCTTTGCATGCAGAGACCCCGAAGTGGGTAGAGTGTAATTAAAACCGGCAGCAAGTACTGCTTCCTGTATAATTCCTCTATATTTCATTTCATCCACATCGGAATAATGACAAAGCTCCAAACAAGCTGCGTCCAAGTTTTGCCGTAAAAGATCCTCTACGGGTATATGTTCGTGTTTTTTAAGAAAACATAACATACCAAAAATTGAAGACAGCTCAATTGGAGCCTTGATTAAAACGTCGTCTGATTCTTGAGTAAATTTCCGCGCCAAGAAAACATGATTTTCTTTCTTCAGAAATTTCTCTGTAATTTCTCCTTTATCAGGCGTCGTGAGCTCAACACCAAACAATGTCTTTAACGAAAACGCTAAAGAAATATTGTTATACCAATCGACATTGGTGGAACCTAAATTATCATCACCATAGACCATAATTCGTATCATTTCCTGAAAAATTGCATCACTATTAGGGGCATGGATCTGCCTCAAATAATAATAGGATACAACCATATATATCATAGTTGTGAATGAATTATAAAATCCAGTTAGATAATTTCCAGAAGAATTTCCTCTGTTATAAAAATAAGTTCCTACGGGTGAAACATGGACGGTCGTACATATATTATACACTCCCGCTTTAAATAAGTTTGCAACCCAAGGAATTGACAAGTCCGCAATATACCACTCAAAAAATTTATAGAGACAATCTCCGATAAATCGTTGAGTACTAATGTCCATTGAAGACAAATCACCTCCAAATATTCCAAGGTAAGATCCTTTAAACACTCGGGCATAGACATCTTCCCATTCCCAACTATGAACATTAACTCCAATCATAACTGGCGAATTGTGTCGATGTTTTTTTAAATGTGCGATTACATGTCCAAAAATCATTTTACAAACTACGAAATCCAAAAAATTTCCTGCGCAAAACACGCGGGTTTTCTCTTGGAGAACGCGTTCCAAAGGTCGAAGTTCAACTTTCAGACAATCTTTAACGACTTGGGCAAATACCATACCACGTTTCATGTCAGAGATTCTTTGATCTATCTCTTCCAAAAACCATGGTGCTATTTCACAATTTTCAATAAAATCTCTCCTCTTAGGATGAGTTTTAAATCGCTTATGGTACCCAGAAGACGTTTTCAAATCGCACTTTTCTATACCTAACTCAACGCTCCCAAAAATTGCCTCTTGAGCCGTTAACATGCGCCACTTGTATGTTACATCCTTTTCTGCAAAAGGAGCAAACAACAAGTCTGGTTGATCTTCCATAATGGTCAACATGTTTGGTTTAGATATAGCCGGAAACTTGACATATTTTGCTGTAAAATTAAGATAAGACTTAAAAGTTTGACGGGCAGGAGCCACATTGCAATATTGAATTAAATCATCATGCAATATGCTCTTAACATATCCATCATCCTCAGAAATCACAACTTTAGTCTTTTCTACAGCATAGCCTTCAACTCCTTCAAATCCTGGTTTAAATAAAGATTCTTCAAAGCATTCAGCTTCTGCTACTCCACATTCATTTAGACTAGTAAGAATAAAGTCCGCTTTAAATAATGGAGCAACTATACTATCATCTCCTAATCGTGCTATGTGTACTCCAATAAGAGGACAGTTATAATGTTGTTTGTCTAAAGAAAAATATGGCGTTGCACACATCCCACATTCTCCTTTTCCATTTTTAACGACATAATAACCGCTTAAAGGAGTAATAACTTTTTCAAAAGTTCGAGTCATAGATTTAATCTCAGTGGTATCATATTTGAAACCATCATTCAATACATCATAGACCCTTACTCTTTCAACATCATCTACTAAGTTCAGAGCTCTAATTAACTTTGAACCATGATCCAAAGGCCGCATAGGAAGATTTTTAATCAAACTTCTAAAATCTCCCCACGCTACCCCTCATTTTTTCGTAACACAAATCAAATCCCGAGACCCTGAAAGATCTCGGACTTCAACTTCCGTTCGATCTATACAAAAAGAAAGAGTCCCGTCAATTCCTTCTACCTCCATTTTATACCAATTGATTGCTCTCATGGCATGTGAGGGTATAACGAACTGAACATTATTGATAAACAACACACCGGTTCTAATTGATCTTCCGTCTCTCGACAAAAGATCTACATACCGATTATTGTCCTGAACTTTCTTTACAACACTGGCAAAATTATCTCCATAAGACTGTCCTTCTGCCAGTTTGGCTTGTTCTTTCCCTTTCTGAAGGTGCGGAAGCCTACGTTGTATCTTTCTTTGTTTTCCTTTTGGCATACTTTGCGCCTCAACATAACTGCTAAGTGCATCAATGTCAAATTGATTTTCATCAGGTTCAGGTTCATCAAAGGTATAGACAGCCATCAATATTCTTCTGATAATTGTATCTAAGCCCCAACATATACCATAAGCTAATGTTGAACCTCCTACAACCATCATTATCCATTGAAATGCTGCTGAATCGCATATTCTTGAAAAAAAAGATTTGAGAGTAGAAGAGACTTGAGAAAGCAATGTCTCTTTCTCCTTTTCGGGTTCCGGTTCTGCATGTAACTTCAAAACATCTCCCATCTTTTTCTTCCTCCGCTGGTGCAAACGATTTGCCCTGAGTTGATTTTCTGTAACATCAACATCATAAATCGCCGCAACTGCAGGTACATCCTTATGTCCCATGACCTTCAAATCTATCCGATCCGTAGTGTTTTGGATTGCATCTTCTACACTTGACGCATCTGAAAGATCAAAGATCTCCTCTATTACCGCTCCTGTTCTTTTGATAAAAACATTTGATTCTATACCTCGTTCTTGAAATCTGCGTTCCACAGAATCTTGAACTCGTTTAAACCTAACGTCATTTGTCGTAGAAAACATTTGCGCTACGGCAGCTTCTGTACTTTCCGCGTCATCAGCTTCACCTAAAGACTTTAGGTTCACTTCTTCAAATTCTACGCTTATTGATACAGAAACATCGTTCTTTCCTGGATGTCCTACATTTTCGAAGTTATTATATACTTCGATAATGACCATTCCAGCTAATGCAGCAAATAACATATAAGAAAATTCAACGTTACCCAAAAGTTTTGCCAATCCGTCTACAAAAGTGTAAACGTCATCAGCAAGTCTTTTAGCTCGTGCTATCAGATATTCAAACTCTTCCTGAGTTTTCTGTACCTGAAAACGAATCTTCTTGTCTGCCATATTTACCAAAATTTTAGCATGTTCTCCAGCCGCATAAGTGTACTTAAGAAGCTCAGAAAATTGAATTTCCACTTCTTCTTCTAACTCAAACACTTTTTCAAACGCATATTTTTTAAAGCCTTTTGCTCTTTGAAAACATTTTTTAGCAAAGTCTTTAAAATTTCCAATATCACGTTTAAAAGGTGTTTTAGGTTCTGGTACAGGTTCTTCTTTGAAGGACTCAACATTATCTTCGAATCCTAAAAGGTTACCCCAGTCAACAGATGCTGCTTTTCTGTAATGAGAAACTTCAGATAAAACCATCCGTTGCTCGTCACAGATTGCCTTCATAAACTCGACAAATCCAAATTCTTCTTTTTGAGGAAAAAATTTAGATTTTCCCGTCCAGGTATCTTTAATTGGGATTAAAGAAAATTTCCATGCTCGGTCGATGTTGGAAAGGTCTTCCTTAAGATCCTCTCCTCTCATCACCCGAATAGGAAATTTAACCCTCCTTCTTAAAGCAGAAGGATTGGTTATTCCAACATTGTCGAAATCAACAGTATTACTAGTTGATATCACAAGTCGGGATAAAAAATAACTCATACCTTTCTCGCCGAATGCACGAGGCAAA